CTTTTTTACTATTTAGGACTGAAGTTCTTTTTTTACTCGAACGATCACGAACCAGTTCACGTACATGTCAGCAACGGAGAATGTGACGCAAAATTCATGATCGAACCGGAGATAAAACTGATAGAAAATTTCGGTCTGAAGCCACGGGAGTTAAAACACGCCCTCATGGGGATAGAAGAGAACAAAGAGGTGATTATTGAACGGTGGAAGGAGTTTTTCGATAAATAATACGAATATGAAAGCGCAAAAGATATGGTTCGAAAACGGTCGTATTTTCCTGACGACCGACGACGGCCGGACGGGCAGTCTGCTTCTCCGCGCTTTTCCCCGTCTGGCACGGGCAAGCGATGAGCAGCGCATGAAATACGAATTATCCCGGTCGGGTATTCATTGGCCCGAACTGGACGAAGATTTAAGTTTCGAGGGCTTTTTTGACCAGCCGGCGGAAACGTCGGACAACCGGGTCGCAATGGCTTTCGCCCAGTTCCCGGAAATCAATGTCCGCCAGATGGCTCGGCGCATGGGTATCAATGAAACCCTGCTTGCAAAGTATATATGCGGGTACTCCAAGCCCTCGGAAAAACGTGCGAAGGAGATCGAGGCCGCGCTGCACGACCTCGGACATAAATTAACACAAATCTCGATCTGATATGTTCGGAGCAATAGGCATAGGTTTACTTTTCGCGTGGCTACTGGCCAGCTATCTTTCATCTTCGCCAAAGGTGAAAAAGTAACTATTTTGCTCACATATCCCTGTCCTTTGTAGCCGCCTTCGGGCGGCTACTTTTGTTGCAAACTGCAACAAATGACTGTCAAAGGAGAGTACATACGGCGCACTTTGCTCGACGAGTCGAACCGCTGGCTGAAGAACCAGAATACAGTGCTGGCAACGAAGCTCCACTCCCGCACCGGCCGACTGGTCAATGAGCGTTCGATGTCTGTTTCCGAACAGGGAGAGATGTCGGCGACAATGACCTATCAGCACACGATCGAAGAACGGTTCCTCGACATGCGGGTTCTGCGCTATGGTTCCAAGCTCGTCCGGCGTGCCCGCAAGATTCACACCCGTTTTGCTTACGGACACTACGAGTCGATTGCTTCCCGGTTGATGTACGGTCTGACCGACGATGTTGTTGCAGAAATCAAGCAACAACTGACAGATTAGAAATATGGCAAAAGCACTTCGGGATGAAGATTTAAGGCTCAATATCATCATCAACGGCGACGCCGGGCGCAAAAGTATCGAAGACCTCAAACGATCCACCCACGATGGGAAGATCGCTCTTGATGCACTTATCGCTTCCCAGAAACAACTCGAAGCACAAGGGAAGAAGAACACCCCGGAATATCGTGCGCTTACGGCTGAGATCGACAAACAAAGCAAAGCACTGGATGATCAAAAGACCCGTTTACAGAACCTGATCCGACAGCAGTCGCTCGAAAAGATGACGTTGCGGGAATTGCAGCAGCATCATAGAACTACTATGAACGCTTTCCGCAATGCCGTCCCCCATACAGAACAATGGGAGAAGCTCCGCATGGAGTTGCGTCAGGTCGATGTCCGCATCAAGGCTCTCAAAGGATCAGCACGCGACACGGGGAACGTCGTGCAACGGATGGCCGGCGGGTTCAGCAAGTTCTTCGGCGCGATCACGGCCGGATTCGCCTCAATGTCGTTTGCAGTCATGGGCACCAAGAAAGCCCGTGCCGCCTTTCTGGAGTATGACGAAGCTCTAACCGATGCCCAGAAGACCACTTCAACAACAAAAACGGAGATCCGCGAAGTATCGGAAGAACTGAAGAAGATAGACACCCGCACCACCCACAACTCACTGCTTGACATTGTGCGAGTCGCGGGTAAACTCGGTATCGAAGGTAAACAAAACCTGCTCGAATTTGCCCGCGCCGGCGACAAAATCGGGGTTTCGCTGGCCCGCGACCTCGGCGGAAATGTCGAAGCGGCCATCCAACAGATCGGAAAACTCGTCGATATTTTCCATCTCCGAGAACAATACGGCATCGAGCAGAGTATGCTCAAGGTAGGCTCGGCAATCAACGAAATCGGCATGGCCTCCACGGCGGCCGAGGGTTTTGTCGTTGACTTCGCAAAAAGGGCGGCCGGTACGGCGCCGAACGTAAATATCTCGATTCAGTCCGTCCTCGGCCTCGCCGGCACCCTTGACAAATTGGGGCAGCAGGCCGAAACGGCAGGCACCTCCTACGGGCAGGTGATTACCGCCATGTACAAGCGGACAGAGGTCTTTGCCAAAATTGCCAAGATGAGCCTCGGCGAATTTCAGAAGCTCATGGGCGAAGATATGAACGAGGCATTTATCCGCGTTTTGGAGGGTATGGGCAAGTCTGGACAAGGCATGCAGTCGATCGTAAACGCCCTGAACTCGATGAAACTCGACGGGCAACGTAGCGTGCAGGTCTTGGGCGTTCTGGCGGCCAATACCGACGAGCTGCGCCGGCAGCAGGAAATCGCCAATCGTGCATTCGAAACTGGCACGTCTGTCATCGAAGAGTTCAACACCAAAAACGAAAGTGCCACGGCCCAATACGAAAAGCAAAAGAAAGCGCTCCATGAACAGGCCGTAATCCTCGGCGAAACACTGAATCCGGCATTCACCTCGACAACCTCGATCACCGTAACCTTTCTGAAGGCGCTGACGGGTCTTGTGAAATTCTTATACCAGACAAAAGGAGCGATTATCCCAATCGTTGCGGCCGTCGCAGCCTACAAAACCATAATGTTTGCTGCACACAAGGCGATGGTGATTTACCGAGCAGCTCATATTGCGTATATCGCCATTACGAAGCAGGCAACGCTGGTAACACAGGTATTCAACAGCGTCGTCAAGGCCGGGCCGTGGGGTTGGATTGCGACAGCAATTTCAGTCGCCATCGGTGCGGTAACTCTGTTCAGCGATAAGATTTTCAAAACCCACGAGCAGGTCAGGAATATAGCCGCCGAAGCCGCGGTCGAAATCGACAACGAGAAACGGAAGCTCAACGAATTGCAAGACGCAGCGACCCGCGCAGCCTCCGGGAGCCGCGAACGGGCCGAAGCGATCATGATCATCAACGAGAGGTACGGCAAGTACCTTCCGAAGCTGCTCACCGAGAAAAGTACCAACGAGGATATCGCCATTGCGCTTCAGTCGGTAAACACCGAATTGGAAAAGAACATCAAGCTCAAATTCCGGCAGCAGGAAGCGGAACGCATCGCCGGAGATGAGATGACAGCCACGAAAAAGGCGATCGCCGAAATCACGACCAAGTATAAAGAATGGGGCGACGAATCGTCGCTCACCGCCGATAAGCAGAGATTGATCGCCGCCGCAGTTGTCGATTTCACGGGTAAGATAAAAGCGGCCGGAGACGATTCTGCAAAACAACGTCAGGCAGTTTACGACCTTAACAAGGAACTGCAGAATCTGGGAATGAACTTCAGCGGTTCGAGGTGGAATCCTCACGGCCGGTATACTGCAATACGAAAAATCACCACAGAATTAAGCAACACTGTGAACGAAGGCCAGCAGGCTCTCTCGATGCTGGACACCATTTACGGCAAGGTCGAAGCACCTCTCGATCTGAACACCACCACGACCACAAATACAACGCCCACCGACCCGGACGATACAGGCAAATGGTCGCTCGAAAAAGACAAAGAGTTCCTGACCGCGAAACTGAAACTCAAGGAGAAATACCAGAACGGAGAAATCGTATCCGCGTCCCAATTTAACGAAGAGCTGCTGAAACTGGAAATTGCGGCATTGGAAAAACGCCTTGCGAAAAATATCGATGAAGGGGCTACGCGGCTCAAAATCCAGAACCAACTCGCCGACAAACGACTTGAGCAGAAGAAGGCGGCCGCAGCCAAAGAAGAGGAGATAAACAAACTTCTCCAGCAATCGGAAACCGATCGGATCAAGCGGGAGAACGCCGACTACGAACTGAAGAAAAAGAGGTACGCAGGCAACGCCGCGGCATTGGAAGCTCTGGAGAAAACCCACCAGCGCAACATCACCAAAATTCGGCTCGACGAGATCGACGATCGACTGAAGCGGGAAGAGGAGACCTATGAACTGCAAAAGAAACAGCTCAAGAACCGCCACAAGCAGGAACTCCTCGACTTCCAAGGCTCGGCCGCTGAACGCAAACAGCTACGGAAAGCCCAAGCGGAAGAAGAGTCCCGATTGGAACTCGAACACCTGACTCAACTCTCTGCGCAACTTAAAACGCTCATCGAGTCTGGAATGTTCGACGGCATCCAACTCGACACACAGCTTCTCTCGGCTCAAGAGAAGCAAAATCTCGTCAATCGTTTCGAAGATGTCAGGACAGCGATCATCGGCGTATTGGAAGTTCTCGGCGACGGGCAGCAGAAAACATTCTCTTTTGCCGGCAACGACCCAACGTTCATGGGCCTACCACAATCGGACTGGATGAAATTTTTTGACGTGCTGAAGAACGGGGCTGCTTCTACCGAAGAAGCGTTGCAAGCAGTACATGCCGCCATGACAGCGATTGGCGCAGCTACGGAAACGGCGCTGCAGGTATATACTACCTACGACAATATGATGACCAAAAAGGAAAACGCAGAATTAAAGAAATATCAGAAAAATCAGGATAAGAAGAAAAAAGCCAACGAGAAACGTGTCAAAGCAGGACTGATGACCGAAGAGCAAGCACAAGCAGAGGAGGAGAGAATGGCCGCAGATCTCGAAGCCAAACAAGAAGAGATGCAAATCAAACAGGCGAAGCGCCAGAAGGCCATGAACATCACCTCCGCCATCATCAATACGGCAACTGGTGTCACGAAAACACTGGCTGAATGGGGATGGCCTCTGGGTGCGATCTTTGCCGCTATCGTCGGTGCTATGGGAGCCGCACAAATCGCTATGATTGCATCAACCCCAATAACGACTGGCGCCGAAGAGGGCGGTCAAGTCATCGAGCGGATGCAGGACGGCAAAAAATTCAACGCCCGTTATTCTCCGGATAAACGAGGCTTCATCTCATCGCCGACGGTACTGGTATCGGAAAACGGAAAGGAGTATGTCGTTCCAGCGGCCGCAATGGATAACCCCTCGTTGATTCCCGTACTGAACACGATCGAAGCGGCCCGCCGGCAAGGGACACTCGGCAGCTTCGATTTCAATGCCGTATACCGGCAAAATACACCGGTACCCGGATTCGTATCCGGCGGCCCAACAGGAGATATCCCGTCATTCGACACAACAGACACGGGGCTTTCCTCTTTGGACGCAGGCACGGCCGGCAAATTCATCGCGGCCGTCGATCGTCTATGCGACGTGCTGAAGAATCCGATTCTTGCCTACGTGACAATGCTGGGCGAAAACGGAATTGTTGCGAAAATGAAAGAGTACAACCGCACGCGGGAACGTGGGCAAATTGGAGGCAAAAAACGATGATACAATTCCGATCCGAGGGCATAATCCTCGATGTACAGCCTGATCAGGATGTGACATTTAC